CAGGATGGCTCTATGCGCGGGACGTGAGTCGATTCAATCCAGGCGCCGCGCCGCCGTTGACCGAAGCGAAAATGATCATGGTCGAGCAGGGGCGCTCTACCGCTGAATCGTACCTAGTCGATATGATGCGCGCGCGCTTGGGTGAGTTCTCAACCGGCGTAGTGGCGTCACCCTTTTACGCGCTTTGTGAGCGCATTGTGCATGGCGCGCCGTCTGGCGTGAAGATACCGCAAGCGGCGCTCCTGCACGCGCTCAAAGAGGCCGGCTGGGTCGATATGGGCCGGATTAATACGCGAGAACATGCGACGAAGAAGCACATATTCTGCGCGCCTGAGCTCGCCGACACGCCGAAATCAGAGCTGCGTCGCATGGTCGAACAGGTGCCTGCGCCTGCAGCGGTTCGCTTGGTCAAGTAAAGAAAAAGCCCGCCGGAAGGCGGGCCGAAGGGTGAAGCACGCGGGAGAATGGCGCGCGCTATAAACCTAGCACAATGGCGAGCGCGGCCGCAAGTAGTAATCCTAAAAGCGCGAACATCAGCGGCCCTCCGACAGATAATCGACCGCTTCGCTTTCCAAGCGCTTGATTGTCGACTCGCTCAGATAGTCCGCGATATCGGCGTAATGCTCGGCGACATGCGCGTGCACTAGCCAAGCGGTAGCCGGTAGCCCGACACTAGGATCGGCGGGCTCATAATCGACCCAGATAGACCACCAGGTATCGTCTAGCAGTACGTCGACGCGCTCGAGGTAGTGCGGATATGGGCGGCCGCTAGATTCGGCCGCTGCAGCGGTATTAGTCATCATTGAAAACCTCACAAAGTGGAATTATCGGGTCGTACTGCGCAGCCGTTTCAGCGCTTGCGCCAGCGTATTGAACCGGCTGCAGGAAATTGAGCGCGTCGAATCGCCGAATATATTCGGCCGTTGATACCGATTCAGTCCAGAACGGAAACTTCCGGATATCTTTCGGCTTTTTCGGCCGATAAGGTTTGCGGGCCGCTTTGGCTAATTCAATCGGGTCTCGGTCGAATTTCACTTTATAGGTTGTTCCGTCGACAATTATCGTTTGCATAGTTCATTCTCCATTAGATAGGTATTCAGTAGCTGCAGCGCGTGCTCGGCGCTTGCCAGGCCCTCATCGGGCTCGCCCATGTTATACAGCGCGGCCGATAGGGCCGCTTGCGCGCGCCAGAGTAGCGCTTCATTCGCGCCGGCGAGCGCGGCCGTTTCCTGAGCGCCGATGAGCGCTTCTTTTAATTTACCCATGTTTTAACCCTCTTCAGTTAAATCACAATTTTCAATTGTGAATGAAATTATGTTTCCAAATTGACTAGATAAAAACTCTAGTTCTTCGCGGAGCTCTTGCCATGCATCCGATTCGCTATCGGCTTGCATATGCAATACGCACTCAAAGCGATATAAATTCATTTTTTAACCCCTCCAAAGTTACCAGCGCGCCGCGCCGTAAGTTTCAATTGTTGGAATTAGGCGCGCCGGTGTTAGCACGCGCCGAGTGATATACCGGCCATTGGCCGGCGGATAATCAAGCCACCGAATGACGCGGTTTTCGTCATCCATTAGCCCGTATTGCAAGCGGCCGCGGCCGCTCATATCGTGCAGCAACCGCAACAAGGCGCATCAATGCAGCGGCCGCGCGCGTTGCGGTAATAGTCACGCGGGCCATGCTCGCCGATCAGCGTCACGGTATCGATTCGGGCCGCTTTTCGCTCCAATAGCACCGAGCGGCCGCGCTCCCATTGGATAACGTCACCTGGCAATATGCGCGCGCCAGTGGCCGCGCAGAATCCGTCATATTTGGCGGTTATTGTTTTCATTAGTAATCCCTTCCCTTAATTTGAACAAAACCGCCCATGTCGCGCTTAGCCTTGCCTTTTGCATACAGCGCGACGACGACCCGCTCGGGCTCAATATGCCGAACGTCAGTGTCATCGCCGTCAACGACAGGCCATCCGCGAAACTCGGCCGGAATATCCGCTTGGCGCTGGAATACCACGGCCGTGCGCTTATTCGCCGGATTCGTTAGACCCTTGATGCTGATCGGTTTCGGCGTTATCGCGCTGAATGAGTACGTCAAATCGTAATTACCGGCCGTTTTTCCGGCCAAATTCCGGCTTGGGTGTTTTGTGTAATCGTAGAATTGAACGTCCGCAAAAATCTGGAAAATTGTGCGGCCGTCGATTTGAATATTCTCGAACGGAATATCGCTTGTGCCATTGGGCCGCACCAAGGGTATCAAGCCGAGCTTTTCGGCTCGGCGTTGATGCGTCCAGATATCGGCGCAAAGCGAGAGCATAAACGCGCGCTGATTTTCTTTAAAGAATGCGGTTTTGGCCGCGCGCGCTTTTTGTGTGCTATTGAACGCGCCGCGGCCGGCCGAGTTTAGGCAAGGGTCAAAACATCCGGCTTGTATTGCGAACGGGCAAAGCTTTTTATCAGGTACCAAGTAACAAATGGCCGTCAAGTAACCGATTTTTTCACCCTTGACGGTTTTGGCGCTGGATTCGCCAAGAATCGGCCGATAGGGTAGACCTTCGGATTGCAATTGTGTTTTGAACGGATTTTTCATTGGTCGGATCGCTTTTCAGGAAAAGTTAAAAAGAAAACAAAACGTAAAAGAACGCCCACATGATCAGCGCGCCGAGCGCGCCGCCGAGCATTTCGAGAATTGTCGGTTTGTCGTTCATACGGCCGCCCATGCTGCAGCGGCCGCGCGCAGTGCTTTGTGCGCAGGCGTGTCAAGCGCGTCGATCAGCGCAGCGCGCGCGGTATCGTAGGCGTCCGCTTTGCGCGTGTCTGTCAGATTGACCGCGAATGCTTTGTATGCGGCGTGCAATTGAGTCTGTATTTTTTCTTGCGCTGTAGTCATTTTTCGCTCCTGGTATTGGCCGGCTTTCGCCGGCCGGTTTAATTACGAATACATTCTGATAGCAGCAGCCCACACTCGCGAAACTTCCGCATCATTCAAGCGGTGCAGCTGACGCGCGCGGTTTTCGAACCATTTGCGGAAGTTTGGGTTATGTGACGCGCCCACCGTTTTTGCGTATTCCCAGCAAGATTCTGCGGTTTTGGCTAACTCTGAATCGTTCATTTTTTGCCCCTCTGCCTAAAAATTAATCAATTAATCTGTAAGACATTTCTTTGCCGCTGAAAGAATCATAGCAAACTAAAGAAAAGTGTCAAGGATTATTTTACATTAATTTGCGTATCAAACTGTTAATTTTGCACGTCATGGCACGTCATGATGCACGTCATCAAAATCGGGGCAAATGACGTGCGCCTAAATCAAGGCCTGGTGCGGCTTTTGGCTTTTTGTAAGCAATTGTGGCAATTATTTTGACTGAACTATAGGAACTTTATTTTTGTTATCATAATGCTAATAGATTGTCCGGATGAGCGAGCGCACACGCGCACGGCATCAAAAAAAAAGGCAGTTTTAAATTGCCGACATTGCCTTCATGCCAAAAAGGCAACAAAAAAGTTATCCACAGATTTGATTCTTTTTTGCTAACACTTTCCTGGTCACGCTGGCGCGTGATCGGCCGCATGAAAAAGGCAATTGTCAATTGCCGACATCGGTTAGTTAGTACTCACTAACCTGGGTAAGTTAGTTAGTGCTTACTAACCTGGCAAAAGTTAGTAAGTGCTTACTAACTTATCAGGCTGACAACAAAAAAGTGAGTGCTTACTAACCTGGGGGGTGGGGGGCCCGCGGCCGGGCGGTCACGTCCACGGAGGTTCTGCACAAAATTTTTTATTTTTTTAAAAAATCCATTACCATGCCGCCATGGGCATACATTCGTTACCGCTGACGGTTCGTAAACTTGAGGCCACGGAGTCGCGCCTACAGGCCATCTACGACGCAGCTAAGCTCGGACTGAAGGGCGACACACTGGCGTTAGCTGCAGGCATGTTGCCGCAGGAGTACCGGCACCTCTGCGAGATGGATCCGGTGGCGACGATGGCTGAGCAGAAGGGACGCGCTGACGGCGAGTTGGAGGCGTCTGCGCTGTTGCACGACGCCGCCCGTAATGGTGACGCCAAGGCGGCGTTAGCGATCCTGCAACACGCCCACGGTTGGACGGCGCGTCAAGAGATCAGCGTCGACGTCACGAACAAGATCAGTATCACCCAGGCGCTGCAACAGGCGCAGTCCCGCGTCATCGACGGGCTGATCACGGAACAGCAGCCCGACCGACTACCTACCAAGATGACACATGGCGCAACAGCCGATCTATGACGCCGAGGGCGAACAGCTCTTAATGACACGACTGTGGGCGCCACAGCTCGCAGATGACCCCGAGGCGTTCGTGCTGTTTGTTTTTCCGTGGGGGCAGCCCAACACACCGCTCGCTAAGTTCAAAGGCCCGCGCACCTGGCAGCGCAAGATACTGCGCAGGATCGCCACGCACATCAAGACGAACAAAGGGCAGGTCGACATGGACGCCCTGCGCACCGCAGTCGCGTCCGGGCGAGGCATCGGTAAGTCGGCGCTGGTCAGTTGGCTAGTCTTGTGGATGCTGTCGACCCGCATTGGCTCGTCAGTCATTGTCAGCGCCAACAGTGAAGCCCAGCTCCGGTCGGTCACTTGGGGTGAGTTGACTAAGTGGCAGGCAATGATCATCAACAGCCACTGGTGGGAGATCAGCGCGACTAAGCTAATCCCGGCGAAGTGGCTGACCGAGCTGGTCGAGCGGGACTTGAAGAAAGGTACGCGCTACTGGGCAGCCGAGGGTAAGCTCTGGTCGGAAGAAAACCCCGACAGCTACGCCGGTGTGCACAACCACGACGGCATGATGCTAATCTTCGACGAAGCCAGCGGTATCCCGGACGCCATCTGGTCGGTCGGTGCGGGCTTCTTTACAGAACCAATCCTAGACCGGTACTGGTTCGCGTTCTCTAACCCCCGGCGTAATCAAGGTTACTTCTACGAATGTTTCCACGCCAAGCGTAACTTTTGGCACACAGAGAACATTGACTCCCGAACGGTCGAGGACACGGATAAGCAAATCTATGAGCAGATCATTGCGGAATATGGCGAGGATTCGCCACAGGCTCGGGTTGAAGTCTACGGTGAATTCCCTTCGGCTGGCGAAGATCAGTTTATTGGTGCGTCTGCTGTCGACGATGCCGCCAGTCGGCCACGTTACAAGGACGCGACGGCGCCAATTGTTATCGGCGTTGACCCAGCTCGAGGCGGCGCGGACGCGACAGTCATAGTGGTCAGGCAAGGTCGCGACTTAATCGCGATCAAGCGGTACCACGGCGAGGACACGATGACGACCGTCGGTCGGGTGATCGATGCGATCGAGGAGTACCGGCCAGCGCTGACGGTGATTGACGAAGGTGGTCTGGGCTACGGCATACTTGACAGGTTGAAGGAACAGCGATACAAGGTTCGCGGAGTGAACTTCGGATGGAAGTCCAGCAAACCGGTCATGTGGGGCAACAAGCGCGCCGAGATGTGGGGGCTGATGAAGGACTGGCTACGTACAGCCAGCATCCCGAACGATCGGCAACTAAAGGCGGACTTGACAGGCCCGATGAAGAAGCCTGACTCGTCGGGGACGATCTATCTGGAAGGCAAGAAAGAGATGAAGTCGCGCGGTCTGGCCTCCCCTGACGCGGCGGATGCACTAGCGGTGACGTTCGCGTTCCCGGTAGCCAGCCGTGAGTCAGGGGCAGAACGTGCAACACGACGCAGCGACGGCTACATGCCGCGCGTAGCAGCCGCAACCGGTTGGATGGGGGCCTGACATGGCAACGAAAAAAGGCGTGTCGTTGAGTGTTGGCCGGGGCGAGAAGCTGCCGGTCAGCAAGGGCGCGGGGCTAACCGCCAAAGGGCGAGCGAAGTACAACGCAGCAACTGGCTCGAACTTAAAGGCACCGGCACCGAACCCGCAAACGAAGGCGGATGAAGGGCGTAAAAAGTCGTTCTGCGCTCGGATGGGTGCCGTAGCCGCCAAGGCGAAAGACGGCGAACGCGCGAAAGCGTCACTTAAACGATGGAAGTGCTGATGAAAACTTGCTTTTGTTGCAAAACCAGCAAACCCTACAGTTTATTTTTTAAGCATAACCAGACTTCGGATGGTTATCACAGCTGGTGCAAAGAATGCTGCAGCAAAGGCAATGAACGATCGCGGGCAAAACAAAACTCTACGATCGAAGGCCGAGCAAAAATATTTTTGCAGAACGCACGAAAAAGCGCGGTAAAACGAAACCAAGAATTTGATCTAACAGTAGCGGATGTAGTAGCTTGTTGGGACACGCAATGGGGTGTTTGCGCTTACAGCGGGCGGCAAATGACGTTGGACGCGGGGCATCTCAATACGGTATCTATAGAACGAATAGATAGCAGCGTTGGGTACACACCGAGCAACACTATTTTGGTGTGCCAAGCAATTAACCGCATGAAATCAGATTTTTCGTACGAAGATTTTTACGAATTATGCCGTGATGTAGCTGAGTTTTTAGGCGATGAGTCACTAAATTTAGCGGTAGGAGCTTACAAATGAAAAAACCGGGCGATCCAGGGTTGTATGCTGCAATTCACGCAAAACGCGAGCGCATCAAGGCCGGATCTGGCGAAAAGATGAGGAAACCCGGCTCGCCCGGCGCCCCAACCGCGAAAGATTTCAAGCAGTCTGCGAAAACGGCTAAAAAGGGGAAGTAAAATGCCGCTGATTAAGTCAAAATCGGAAAAAGCGTTCAAGCAAAACATCCGCGCCGAGGTTAAAAGCGGCAAACCCGTGAAACAGGCCGTGGCCATCGCGTACGCTACTAAGCGCGCAGCCGCCAAACCAGCGAAAAAGATGAAGTAAATGGACTATACCGGCATAAATAAGGCAGCAAAAGTCGCGGATGTGGGTGGAAACCCGCCGCCGGACGACATCAAGAAAGACACACAGGATGTGCTGTCGACCATGCGAAAGCGCCTGCAAATGGCGCTATCTGCCATGTCGGAGACGCGGGAAGATGAGCTAGACGACCTGCGGTTCTATGCCGGTTCGCCCGACAACCATTGGCAGTGGCCAGCCGACGTGCTGGCGACCCGTGGGGCAGTGCAAGGCCAGACGATCAACGCCCGTCCTTGTCTGACCATCAACAAGCTGCCGCAACACGTGCGGCAGGTGACGAATGATCAAAGACAAAACCGTCCAAGCGGCAAAGTTATTCCTGCTGACGACAACGCCGACCCGGAAGTCGCCGAAATCTACAACGGCATGGTCAGGCACATCGAGTACATCTCGGATGCCGACGTCGCCTACGACACCGCCTGCGAGAACCAGGTCGCCTACGGCGAAGGTTACATCCGCATCCTGACGGAATACTGCGACGACGACACGTTTGACCAAGACATCAAGATTGCGCGTGTGCGCAACTCGTTCTCGGTCTACATGGATCCCACCATCCAAGACCCGTGCGGTGCGGATGCTAAGTGGTGTTTTATCACCGAAGATTTGCAGCGTTCCGAATTTGAGCGCCTGTTTCCCAACGCCAGCCCGCTAACGACCTTGCAGGCGCAGGGCATTGGTGACCAGTCGATCTCGGTCTGGATCAATCAGGACACCGTGCGGATTGCTGAGTACTACTACGTCGAGTACGACAACGCAACGCTGAACCTGTACCCCGGCAACATGACGGCGTTCGAAGGTTCACCCGAGGCTAAACAGATGAAGCAGATGGGCATGAAGCCTATCCGCACCCGTCAGGTACACGCCAAGCGGGTCAAGTGGTGCAAGACCAACGGCTACGAGATGCTGGAAGAGCGTGACTGGGTCGGCAAGTGGATTCCGGTCGTACGCGTGGTTGGCAACGAGTTCGAGGTCGACGGTAAGATTTACGTCTCTGGTTTGGTGCGTAACGCTAAAGACGCACAGCGCATGTACAACTACTGGACGAGCCAAGAGGCTGAGATGCTGGCCTTGGCACCGAAAGCGCCGTTTATCGGCTACGGTGGCCAGTTTGAAGGCTACGAGATGCAGTGGAAGACGGCCAACACGCAGAACTGGCCGTATTTGGAGGTCAACCCGGACGTCACCGACGGTTCAGGCGCTGTGCTGCCGTTGCCCCAACGGGCAGCTCCACCGCTGCCACAGACGGGTCTGATTCAGGCCAAGATGGGCGCGTCGGATGACATCAAGTCGACCACAGGGCAGTATGACACCAGTCTGGGAGCGACATCGAATGAGCGATCGGGCAAGGCAATTATGGCGCGCGAGCGTCAGTCTGATACTGGCACTTATCATTACGTGGACAATCTGGCGCGGGCTATTCGGCACGTTACCCGCCAAATTGTTGACATAATCCCGAAGATTTACGACACCCAGCGGGTTGCTCGCATCATTGGTGTGGACGGCGACACCGACATGGTCAAGCTCGATCCTACCCAACAAGAGCCGGTCAAGAAGATCGTCAACCAGCAGGGCATTGAGATCGACAAGATTTATAACCCC